TATCTGTATCAGGAGATGTCACCAATCTGAATATTTTTTTACAGACTACCGGATCAATAAAATATGGCGATGCCGTTACAGTTTTTGTTATTGCTTCTGCATCTGTTGTAGCATCAAATGGCAGATATTTTATTATCCCGTCCGTTGCAGTCCTGATAAAAAATCCATTTTCATCAGTAAAATCACCGGAAGATAAATCAACATGAACCTCCCGTGTGATATTCATATTTCCTATTGCTCGCCACATATTTATTATTTTTTAATTAATCACCTATAACTTTAAAAGGCCGGTTATCATTACATCTTGAACGACATCCGCAGGCATGTTCCGCCCAAAGCGGATAAGAAGTGTAATTCCGATCAAGATAAGTTATCACCTCACATTTGATCGCATCAGCCGTGAGCCTGGACTCAGTTTCAAGCCGCTGTATATCTTTTGTTGAAGCAGGAGTTGAAAGATCGCTGTCTTTTGTTACGATTCCAGCAGCCGTATAATTAAATGAAGTGCGGTTTGTAAATCGTGCAAATGCATAGTAAATGATGCAGGCTTTAAGTCCCTGGAAGTAATATGTCCGGCTGAGATAAGTATATGTTCCACCGTCAAGGAGTATTTGATTCAATACCGTGAATGATGGCGGCAGAGTTGACGCCTGAGTGATCAGTTCCATTAATAGACCGTCACCAAGCCAATGTTTAATATCCAGCAGTTGAGCCTCAGATACAAACTGCGGCCATGAAATTGAATTTTTTACTGAATCCGCAATATATTTGTAAACATCAAGATCCGTTTTTGTAACCAGGTTTATCATTATTTTGTTATATATTGTAATGGATTGATCGAGAAATTAGTAAATGGAATCATATAAAATTCCAGTAAAGTTTGAAAAGCCTCCGAGAGAATCCTTCGCTCATTTCCTGTTATGGAGTTCATGAACTGATAAGCATTTTGGATTAACTCACTTCCAAAACCAGTACCTACGTCGATACCTCTTAAAACGGGTGGAATCCTGAACATACCTCCGATATTCTGTTGAACTGTTTTTTCGGTTAGTTCATATTGTCTATCGTAATTTTTTGCAGTAAAATCAATAAATTCAGGCTTTTCTTCATCGGCATCTATATCAACAACCCATATTTTTGACGTATTCATATCACCCTGCATTTTATCAATTTTCATTGCACTCTGACGCTGTTCCTCATTATATGGATCATCTTTATCAATCGTACCATCGCCAGTTAATCGTGGTTTAATACCTTTCCTTACAAGTATGCCAGAGGGTAGAAAATTATATTTTGCATTCCGGTGCTTAACAGTTGAAACCGATTCCTCGGTGAGCATATCCGTTATGATCGGATCAAATGGACTCATAGGATATTCCAGATCGCCGTCAACAGTGAAATAAAATACCTGGCCGAGATAATTCTCAGGCCCACCGACTTTTCCAATTTCATTGATCACTGAATGGGGATCAAAATGATTGATGAACTGAACATGATTCATTTTAAATGGCTTGCCTGTCAGACCTGTCCAATCAGGATAAACGGCTATCCTGCCAGTATAACTGCCATCTGATTCTATCTCAAGACGGCAATTCTCGAAAGGGATATTGTAATATCCAAATGGCTGTCCCATGCCATTATATTTCACAAGACAGGCAAAACCGCCAAAATTCTTTAAGTCTTTGGCAAATTTCCTGAGCAGTGAATTTGCCCGTTCATTATTAGTATTCAGAATTGTATCGGCAAGTATCTGATCTGTAAATCCTGCACCTTCAACAAACATGATATAAATATCCATACAGGTTTTACCTGTACCGGAACTATTTATAATCTCTAATACTTTCTGAGGATAATCATTGTATTTCCCATATCCTTTTATGCGTTTTGAGCTTAGATAAATATTCCTTTCAACCCTCGGTTCAGTCTTGGTTGCGGAAACACGCATTATTTTTTAGATTTGGAAGTTTTCTTAACTGTCTTTTTCGCACCGGTTATTTCTGAATGAACATCATTAATTGTCTGTAACTCAGGTTCTATCACTTCTGCTTTCTGTGCAGGAGGGATTATACGGACTGCTGCCGGATTAATAATTTTCACTGTCCCCGGCAATCTGACAAAATAAACCACACGTGAAGGGAACTGCCTGAGATATTCTGCAGCAAGTTCATCTGTTACCTGGTCATTAGTAAAACTTTTAATGCCTTTATATGCTCCATTGTCGAATGATGCGACATACCCTTTTTTCAATTCATAATTAGCTGTTGCCATAATATTTCTTATTTTAATTAATGCTTCAATATAACAAGTTCTGCAAGATCGCCTGACACGTTCGCCGGTCAGGATCTTCAATGCTTCTGCAATCTTTATTTTTCGTTCAGGAGTTCGTTTATATCTTGAATTTATATACTCCCTTGAAAATTCAAGTACCTCATCAATGAGTGTCATAAAAAAGAGTGCGGAGTATCAGTCCGCACTTCATTTTAAGGACAACACGGTGCTAACATTGAAGCAAGTGCTGCTCTTGTTGTAGTCAATGTACCACCTGCAAAAAATGTCAGAGGTGGCAGAGATTCCTTTATCTTATCTGAACAACCGGCCGTAAGAAGCCATCCGCCGAGAAGTTCTTCATTATTTGGATCACGTTCAGCAGCATTAAGTTCAAGTCCCTGGTCCCATCCGAGGATCTCAAATACCGTACGTCCTGCCGGAAGAATACCATCATCTTTATTGTAATTATTCTCGATGATGACTATGAATCGACTGTCAACGGCATTCTGGATCCATAACTTTGTCTCCGGTGTATTATCAAAGATTCGGAATACGAATCCATGTTCCCAGACCTTCTGATAAGTCTTTTTGACAAGGCTTGTCTTATGTTCATTCGAAAAGTTATATCCCTCAACACAATATGCATAAGCAGGCGGTGAGACCGTCTTTAGCACAAGTTGAGTGCATAACAGCGAATTAGTAGGGTCAAACGTACATAAATCTTTATCGACATCGTCGTAATTGATGAAGTACGCCAAGTCCTTAATACCTGGCACCAGGTTTGCACAGTTTTTAAGGATACAGTCAACTATCTGATTGCAACCTATGGTCATGATTTTACCTCCCAACCATTAAAAGTCTGTCATCAAGAATCTTTGCATCAAAAGCATCATCTGCCTCGATTCTATTTAATCTGGTTCTTGGATCGTAAAATGTATTGACATTTTCAAATAATGAAGTACAGGCCATCCCGACATTCAGATTTGAAACAGTGGTATAAACTACCCTGTGAGGATCATTCCAGCGTAAGCCGGTATTCTCATAGGTTCTTATCCATTGATCCCATAGTGGGATTGAAACAATCCTGATGCCATCCCATGTTGCAAATTCAAGACCATTGATCATAAGTTTATAATCCTGAAATGCAGTTCCTAAAGCCTGAAGTTGCCTTCTCAACCTGTCCATGACTGATTTTGTAACCAGAAGAATCCTATCCGGCTGTGCGGATAATTCAGGTATTGCAGCATCAATAACCGCATTCACAGCAGCATAAGTTAAAGCAGGAGTTGCGACTGCCTGTTGTGCTGCATAAGTAGCTTGAGTATTCCCCGGCATTGCAAGTACCTGCAATGGATTTGCTGCATAAATAGCTGCCATCTGAACAAAAAATCCATCAAAGACATTCCAGAATGTAGGATCCTGACCAGGAGTGAGAACACCGACCGGGAAGTTAGCTGCATTTGTATCACCAAACCATACATAACGCAAAATTTCCTTCGGGAAATCCACTGCAAGAATATCACCTATGAAAGCTATGATCTGCGTACTTGTTAAATCAAAAGGATCTCTGCAATCGATGTATTTCCTCATCAGGGAATCTACCAGGTCTGTAAGACATATATCTGTTATAAATTCCAGATATTTTGGTTCCCATGTTTTCTCAATAGCTACATCCTCATAACAGTTGGGTACAGGATTACAACCTTGTGCAGCTTTTAGCAGAAGTCCGAATGTTCCGGGGATAATACCTATTCTGCGGTCATTCTTTATACCGGTAGTAATTGTATGAAATTCAGAAAGTGCCGGTGCTTTGAGTACCGCAGTTACAACCAATTCATTCAAATCCCTGAGTTCATCAGGGGTATAATTAAGTGCATCGAAGTTTAAAGTGTGTCCACACTGAGGTGAAGTTACCATAATTATTCAGTATTATTTTTATTTAATCCCATTAATTCACGTACTTCATTAAAATCAATTTTACCTGTTTTTTCAGTTGAACTGATTTTAGATCTTACATCCGGGGTCCAGGTATTTTTAAGATTTGACAGTTCATTAACCAGTGCAACTGCCTTTACCCGTTCTGCTTCAAAAGATACTTTGGCCGCATCAGCTTCAATTTTTGCTTTTTCAGCATCTGCAAGTTTTGAAGTTAACTCAGCGATTTTCTCATTTGCCAGTTCAAGTTTCGTTTTGGCAGTAGCAGGTTCCTTGACCTCAGTTACCACTCCATTTGCTATAACAATGGTTTTGCCATCAGTCATAATAAATGTACCATCTGGTGAAGCTTTATCGCCAACAACCGGACTTCCGGTTTCTTTTTCAAGTTCAAATTCCTTACCGTCCTTATCCTTCAATACCTGATCTTTAGACGGAAGGCGGGAAAAACCCAATATTTTTTTAACATCTGCTGTTAAATTATCAAGTTTTTGCCCCCACGTTTTAAATTCTTTTTCATCCATAATAAAATTATTTTTTAGTTTAATATAAGCGTATGCCTTAACAGGTTCGATTATTCTAGTTGCGAATCCAAGCGCAAGCATATCCTCTGCTGATAGTTTGGTATCTTCTTTCATATACTCGGCAAGTTTAGCTTTGTCAGTGCCGGTTTTCTCAACATAGAAATCAAGGATTTTAGCCTCCTCTTGTTTAAGTGATTCAGCGATCTTTAAAAGATCATCAGATTGATAAGCATCGGCAAGTGTATGATCAGGAATAAAAGGATTATGAATCAAACCATCAGCATTTTTCATCATCTCACGTTCCGATCCTGCCAGAAAGACTATTGTAGCAATAGAGTAAACTTTTGATTCACCAATTGTTTTAATAGTTTTACCGGAATTTGTCAGGAGGTCATAGAACATCGTGGCCGGACAGATTCGCCCGCCCAAGGAATCCGAGAAGTACTTCGCGCTGCTCAGGGTCGAGGCCGTCAACTCCGAGGACCCCGAGAGCCTG